AGCGTAGCATCCGTCCCCGCGCCGATAGTCCCTACGGGAAGGACGACCACCTGGGGGTTGTTTTCATTGCTTAAAGACATGATTCACTCCTGAGAGTTGTTTAAGAAAAAGTTTGCCCCGGTTTTACCCGGGGGCTTCATGAGTATAACGCTAAGCGGCGATTAAGCTGCTAGGCGAGTTTGGAAAGTTGCGGACGCGATTCGCTTGTCGTCTGCGCTGATCTTGGTGTGGAATGCTTTGACCGCGTACCACTGGGTAACGGTAAGAACATCTTCACGAGCCAGGATGTCGCGATCTTGCTCGAATTCCATTTCCTCGGCTTCCATGATTCCGTAAGCATTGTCCTTGATCATCATTGCGCGGAAGACCTGCTTCGCGTTGATGTCAGCAACCCGGGTAACTGAATCGCTTTCGATTACAGCCATACCCAACAAACGGCCTCTGAATCCAGGGACGCGGAATAGTGGATCGTTTGCATCGGCCTTGAGGAAACCTGTTCCGGCGTCAGTTATAAGATCCAAGATCTGTAGAGAGTGAGCAAATAACGCTACGGCTTCGGAGTGCTTGTCGCCAAATGCGAGAACTTTCGCTTCCATCAAACGAGAGATGGTCATTGGCTGAGCGTCTGCGCCAGTGAAACCAACGGTGTGGTTTCCGACAGTGTTGATCTCAGCCTGAAGCTTCGTATCAACTTTTTCCGCCATAACGCGAGCCATTTGACTTTGACCTTCTGACACGATGCGATCGGCGTTAGCAGCCGACTTCCGGAAAGCACGTTTCTTCCAAGACAGGGCCTTACCTGCTTCAAAGATGGTCGCGCTGAACGAGTCGTCTTGCATACGATCTACAGTCAGAGAATCGGTTTCGCTTGGCTCTTCTGCGCCTCCAATTTTCTTGAAATATGGGAAGTTGACCGTTTCGCCTGGTTGACCTGTGAGAGTGTCGTCCATTAAAGCGAACTGGCCGTAGACTAGTTTTTTTCTGAAAAACGCCGAAGTGTGGTCTTGCCATACCTTCGGGACGAATACAAAATCTGCACCTACTGTTGCCATGATTGAACCTCGTAAAAATGTTTATTAAACGAGACGATTCGCAGCCTTTGCTTGCTCAACCAGTTTGCTGTAGAGGTTCGGGTTACTCTCGTAGAGCTTGCCTTTAGCCAGCATGCTCATCGAACAAAAGTCATCTAGACTCGCGTCCCCTTCGGATCCCTCTTTCGGCTTGGGCTTGATAGGATTTCCATCCTTGTCTTTGCCACCATCACCGACGCTTGTGGTCCCATCTCCTTGGACTCCAGATTTGACTTTCGCTTCCTGAGCTATTGCCGCGATCTGGTCGTCGTCGAGCTCTTCGTCCTCTTTGAGGTTCTGAGCCGCCTTCTGAATCAGGAACTCGAAATAATCTTTCGACTCTTTCGTGATCCCATTGTCGATCATAAGGTCTTTGAGATTGCTGTCCCAAGCTAATTGGTTGTTCTGCTCTGCCAGAGATTCTGCTTTCTCCTCTGGAGTCTGCTCATCGTCGTCACCGAGGCCGAGCGCTTTCTTGAAGTTGGATTTCATCGCCTTAAATTCGCCGCCGAGTCCATCGACTTTGGTAGTTAAAGCTTTGTTTTCCTTCCTCCGTTTAGCGTTCTCACCTCGGAGTCTTTTGATGTAATCCTGGGTTTCTTTTGGGAGCTTGTCCAGGTCGGGTGGATCACCACCATCGCCGCCATCTCCGGAGCCATCACCGCCGTCTCCGTCCTTTCCATCTTTGCCGTCTCCGGATCCACCGTCGCCGCCACCATCTCCGGACCCGTCACCAGATCCGTCACCGCCACCACCGCCGTCCCCATCTCCTTCCTTGTCGAAGCAGATAAGACCTTCTTCAATAGGGAAGAAGTAAGAAACTGGGAATAGCCAACGGCCAAGTCTTTTAATGAGCATCAAGCCCTCCTGAGTAACTGCGGATCAACCGCTTGGGTTATTTATCCCACTCTTTCCGGTACGGGACCAAGATCGCTCGGTCGTTGGGCCGGTCAGGCGGGTTCATGAATTCTCTGATCTTTCCATTAAAAGTGTAACGGAAAGGCTGATCTATATCGACGATCAGCTCGAGTCTAGCAGCCACTTTGCTGTCTTCGCCCGTCCTGGAGTCCATCGGATGGATTAGCGTCTTCTTTAGGTTCGGGATAAAATCTTGTTTAATTTCTTTCATCCCAGTCAGTCGCCCGAGGTTGTAAACCCCGTGTAATTCCGTCCGAGCTATCCTTCTGAGCTTCCACTCCTCAATCGTAAAGAACCGACTTATCTTCTGTATCGCTTGCCCAACTGTATCTTGAGCGATGACCGAGTCAAGCAAACCTTGTGAAATGACTGCTCTAACGCCGCCAGTGTACGCCTGGAGGCTGGTCTTGTACCGGTTTACAGCCAAGTTCTGGACGTTGGCGGCTACGGCTGCAGCATCCACGTTAATTGGGATTGCAGCTCCTCTAAATCGTCGCTCAAACCGACGAATTTCCTCGAGGAGATTCTTGACACCGGTTTCCGCCGAATCCAGAGCTTCTGGGGAAAGGTCTTCGGTGAGTTTCTCAGACATAACCACAAGAGCCGACTCGATCTGGACCAGGATTGCGCGATATCGCTGGGCAGTGAAAGAGCCATCCGGGACCGTCGACAGCCTATCGATAAGGTCTCGCCGTACTCGTCGGTAGCTTTTGATAAGACGCTCGCCATCCTTCTCCTCTAATTTAAGAAGGGATTTGATGTGATTCTCGACAATGCCGAGCTCGTCAACGTCCTGAAAAAATGGCATCGCTGGCCTTTACAATGGTTTACAACGAAGTGCCTAAGCACTGTAATCATTGGGCTTTTTTACGGCCGCTTAGCCGTGGCTCTTGGGCTCCGACGTGAACTTCTTGTCCCGCTGCTCGTGACTATGATAGGTCGAGTTGCTGGACGACGGGCTCAGTTGAGGCATCCCGGGAGCGTTGTGGGTATGACCTTCGCCCATGGGGATCGGTGGCCCGCTGCGCTCGCCGTTGCTGAGAGTGTGGAAGTGGTTCTTCCCGGCCTGATCTTCTTCTGCTTCACCGAATGGTGCGTCTGGTGTCATGGCATCTCCTTGTAGGGTAAATTATCGAAAGCTCGATTCACTTGATTGCAGCACCTACCTTCGATGAGGCAGTGCATTTCAGCTCCATTTTTCGCTAGGTCGATCATGTGGGAAATACTTTCCACATCCATAGAGTTGTCAGAAGCGATTGAAATAGCATCTAGCCTGGCTGAGACATATTGCCGCCAACAGATCTCACCTTCATGGGAATGGGCGCACGAACCACACCAAGCAAATATCAGGATAACTAAAAATTTCATTTAGAAACTCCCAAACGGATTGAGAACTGGTTGCGCGTCGATCTCAGCCTGTTCGGCCTCGACGTCCTCGACTCCAAAGTCTTTGGCGACGAAACGTGTCCCAGTCTTTCGGGATATGATGCTGGCCGATGTGGCTTGGCTCGCGACCTGAACCTTCTTCAATAGGTCTTCCATGGTCTGTGGGAATACCGGTGGCCACATTATCTCGATGTTGAATGACTTGGGTGAGAATCCCGGGGGGACTTCGACCGGAGCGGGCTCTCCGCGCTGAACCAGTACCAAGTTAGTGAGAGCCATCTTGATCGTCAGATTGCGAATTGGGTCTTCGACGATCGGACGGAGCTCGTCAATTAGCTCGATGAAAGGTCCGTGAAGAACCTCCATGGCCTTGCCACTCTGAGCGTGAGCAACCATCTTCTCCGGATCCAATAGCACAACACGAGCTAGGTCTTGAATGTTCAACCGGATGTCGGTTCTGAATTCGCTGGCCCGTTGTGGTCCCTCGAGCGTGGTTTCTAGTATCTCGGCCTTACCAGCCTTGCCAAGGTTCCAGCTCTTCTGGGAGCTCCGGACGATCAGACGGTTGATGTCGTCCTCGTCCATCCCGGAGAACGTGACCTGTGGATCTTGGTTGTAAGCGATCGCCTGATCCGATTGGGATAGGTTGTAGTTGAGAGAGTCAATGAATGGGAGGATATCTTCGATCAGCGAAGGACCATCGGGAGAGAACGGCTCGTCCCCTGTTTTCATCCACTCGCCCTGGACGAACCCTAGATTGTGGTCAACGGATTCAACGACCGTGAAATCAGGCTCCTCGATGTTCTCGTCGAACTCTGGGTTGTCCCATAACGTGTCCGTGAGCTGTCCCAGGTCGAGTCGGAACCATTTGTCCTTGGGGTTTCCCTTGTCGTCTTTGTCCTCCTGGTCGGTGAACACATATTGAATCCGGACCTTCTGGAGCTCTCCGGAGGGAGTGAATTCTGGGAAGCACCATTTCGACTTGTACGTCTCGAGCTTAAATTTGCCCATGACAGCCTTGAATCGAACAAATACGGATCCATGAGCTCCCATCAACTTCCCGGCGTCGGTCATCACCCGACCAAGCTTGGAAGCGTTGTGGATGAACCGGATGTACTCTTCCATGTCCTCGTCGTCTTCGACTTTGAAGCTAGGCCACACGGACGCGCCAAACAGCTTCGCCGATACCCGGCAAGAAAGAAGCTTCGCAAAATTGAAATTGACTTTGGGCTGGCGCTGCATGATCGGGACGTACTCTTTCGAGCAAGTAGCTTCGTCCCAGGGAACAAGGTGGTCGTACTGTGACCCGCTCAAATACATATCAAGGATGTCTAGTCGCCGGTCTCTGACTGCAGTGCTAGGCGTTCGGTCGACCTGGACGATCCCGAGGTTGTTGTTCGACTTCCTCCCGCTCCTGGACTTGCGATTTCCTAGCTTAAACTTACCGTTGAACAGAGCCACGGATTAGCCTCCCATTAAGTGTGTAGGCAAAGGAGCTGCTTTATAGCGTTTGGTGTGCATTCCCCAGAGCATCTCAAGAGAGTCTGGACCGTCATCGTGGTCAGCATGGGGGAACTCCTCTAATTGATTTTTGAATTCCTGACAGAGAGCCACGTTAAATAGGATGTATCCATTGGAGACCTTCGGCTCGATGTTGGTGATCCTGGCGATTTTATTCTCGGTGTTCTCAATATCATAAAACTTCAAGTGAATTATGTCTCCCGACGCCTGCTCTCTCCTGACCTTCTCGTCAGAAATGTTCGGGAGCATTAGGTTCCTATACATATTAGTTTCTACCCCAAAGTCCTGATAATTGTACTTTTTATGGTGATCGAAAATAGATTTGATTTGTTTGGTGGGCGGAACCCTTGACAACCAAGCGTCGTGGACGAATAACCTCCCGAATTTCTTCCACTCGTCTTCGTCGCCGGTGTCGGGCTCGTCGTCGTCGTAATATCGGATATTCGGGAGACTATAGCCGGTTACGAGCGATGCGAAGTCGCCGAGCTTACCTTTCTTGACGGGATTCTGTCCACCGGACGGATCCAGAGCTCCCTTGCACATATTGACGAGATTCTCCCACGGGACCAGCGTGTCGGTGTTGATGATGTAGAGCCCTTCCTCTTGTTCGCGATACCAGTGGATCTGCTCGAACACTTTGTCTTCAGCACCGAGGGGCTCGTTCTGCTTCTCTTTCATGAAAGCACGTTTCCCGATCTCGACCATTTCTTTCATGAGCTCGAGGTACGGCTCTTTGCATTCCCAGAGAACTTCGGTCCCCAGGAGGAGCGCCTCTTCGTTGTGGTGATAGAATTCGTTTGCTTTTCGTTTGCGGTACGGGTCGTCCAGATTGATATAGATGGCCTGCCACTGATCCCAGAGCTCTTGGTTTGTCGCCCACCTGACGATCGACTTGTAGAGCTTCGCTTCATACGCTGGATTACGCATCAACTTGACCAACAGGGAGTCGCGATGCAAGACGGTGCCGACGAAGTCTATGTTCGTCTTCTCGTCGCCTATCTTGGCCACAACCGAGTTGAAATGCTCGGAATCTTTGTTCCGGATTTCTTCGTTGAATACTTGGGTTGAGTGCTCGACGTCGTCGCAGATTATTAGGCTAGGTCGCTTGGTTCCGAAACGGATACCTCGTATCTCCGCTCCCCAACCAAATCCCGCAAACTTAGTCTCATGGATCTTCCCGTCAATTTCAGCGCAAGCCACAAACTCCGTGGCACCTGGCTTCTTAACTGGAAAATAGATTCCGAAATCATCAATGAGACGCTTATTCGTAAGAAGCTCAGTCCGAACGTCCTTGAGCTTTGCAATCGCCTGAGGAGCTGTGTTCGATAGTATTGCGATGAAATATTCGTACCCATAACAGTGGGCATGGATCGTGACTGGGAAAC